GATGATGTGATTTTACTACAACACAAAGTCGTTCTTTTGCGAGAGAAAGTAAACTACCTTGAAGGTGTGATGAAAGCGATCAACAACCTTAACTGGAATATTCGTTCAGCAATCGACTGGATGCGAATGACTGAATTTGCAGGGTAGTCCTCACACCATAAATATGGTGTATGAGTGATATAATTATTGAACAGTTTGATTCTGCATATATTCAAATTAAATGTGATCGGGCCTTGACAAAAGAGTTAAGTCAACACTTCACATTTTTTGTTCCTAATTATCAATACACTCCCGCATATAAAAATAAAATCTGGGACGGTCAGATTCGTCTCTTTAATGTTCATACAGGTAAAATTTATGCTGGTTTGACTGATTATGTTTTGCAGTTTGCCAAGGATAGAAATTATACAGTTGAATTTGAAAGTCAAGAGATCGAGCGAACATCCCCAGAGGATGTGTATTCCTTTCTCAAAACCCTGAATCTATCCATCGGTGATAAGGAGATTATGCCACATGAGCACCAATTTGACGCAATACATCATGCTATTAACAAGCGGAGATGTCTCTTACTTTCTCCAACAGGATCCGGAAAATCTCTTATCATTTATGTTTTATTACGTTATTATCTTTCAAAATTACCCGATGATAAAAAAATCTTGATTATTGTTCCAACAACGGGATTGGTAACACAAATGATGAGTGACTTTGAAGATTACTCTGGTCTTTCAAAATGGAATGCAAAAAGAAACTGTCACATCATTTACTCCGGTCAATCAAAAAAATCAACAAAACGAGTTATCATAAGCACTTGGCAAAGCATCTATAAACTCCCTCAGAGCGAGTTTGACGGCTTCGGTGCTGTAATAGGGGATGAGTGTCACCTTTTTAAGGCAAAGTCTCTGACGGGACTCCTAACAAAGTTAACGAATACAAAATATCGTGTTGGTACGACTGGAACTTTGGATGGAACACAAACACATAAATTAGTCATCGAGGGGTTATTTGGACGAGTTAAACGTGTTGTCACAACTAAGGATCTGATGGATAAAAATCTTCTGAGTTCCATTAATATTCAATGTATCAGTTTGAATCACGAACAAAACGTTAGGATGCAAACAAAAAAATTAAAGTATCAAGAGGAGATGGATTTTCTAGTTACAAATGAAAACCGAAATATTTTTATTACTGAATTAGTTTCAAAACTTAAAGGCAATACTCTTGTTTTATTTAATTATGTTGAAAAACATGGCAAGCCACTATATGATATGATATCTGCCGGTTCAAAAGCCACACACTTAATTTACGGTGGAACGGATGTTTCACAACGAGAGGATGTAAGAAAATTAATGGAAACTCAAACAAACACAAATTTGATTGCATCGTATGGAACCTGCTCAACTGGTATCAATATAAAGAACATAAATAATATTGTATTTGCATCACCTTCCAAATCAGTTATTAGAGTTTTACAGTCGATTGGACGGGGACTCAGAAAATCAGAGACAAAAAATGAGTTAACTGTTTACGATATTTCAGACGATCTTAGATACAAATCACATGTGAATCATACACATAATCACATGCTCGCACGATTGAAAATTTATAAGAATGAAAATTTCAACTATAAAGTTTTAAAAATAAAACTAGAGGGGAAAAAAGATGATACCAAACTCTTATAGAATAATGAAGTTGAGAAGTGGTGAACAAATTATTACGGAAATTAAATCGTCTGGAAAAAAGTTTCGTGTTAAAAGACCTATGGCCATGCGATCAGGCGTTGCGATGGATCCCCTCGGAGGACAAAAAGAATTTATAATTCTTCGTGATTGGCTTCAACATACACAAGAAATTGAAACATCTATTCCAGAGGATTTTATCGTAACGATCTTACGTCCGAGCAAAGAGATGTCAGAAATGTATGACGAAGAAAAAGAAAAAGCGGACGTTAATCCAATCATGTCTAGTAACATGGATATATTTAATAGCACGAGTTTTGAAGAGTTAAAGAAAACAATTCAAGACGAACTTGATAACTTGGATGATATGGATGAAAGAGATTCAAATACATTAAAAGGAAAAGATGAATTTATAATGATGTCTCTCTCCTTGAATTTTGAAACTCTTAAAAAATTATTTGATGTTGGTGTTATCACTGAAGAGGACTTTAGTGAAATTGCAAGAGGTTTTGGTGAAACAAATCACGAAGAAATTTCTGGTGAAACAAAATACACAAAAGGGGATGGAACTGAATGGACAGATTGGAGTCCCTTTCCGAAAGATTATTTAGATAATGATGGAAGTGAAAACAATGAGTGAAAAAAAACATTATGTTGATAATGAAAAATTTTTTAATGCGATGGTTGATTGGAAAACCGAATACAAAGAATCTGTTGATGCAGGTGATCCCAAACCACCAGTGACAGAATACATTGGTGATTGTTTTTTAAAGATATCAGAAAAATTATCACACAGACCTAATTTTGTAAATTATCCGTACCGAGATGAAATGGTTTCGGATGGGGTTGAAAATTGTTTGATGTACGCACACAATTTTGATCCAGAAAAATCAAAAAACCCTTTTTCGTATTTCACACAGATGATATACTATGCTTTCTTAAGGAGAATAGAAAAAGAAAAGAAACAGTCATATGTCAAATTTAAACTAATGGAAGAAAATGATGACGGAACATTTTCAAAATGGTTTAAAGAAAACTACTTTGAAAAAGATGCATCGAAGAAAGATGTGGCTGAGTTCTTTTCTCTTTCTGAAAAAGATTTAGAAGGTTTTGGTAAAACGAAAAAGAAGAAAACGAAAGATGCAAATAGCGATAATAAATGACACACATTTCGGAGTACGAAACGATCATCAAGGATTTCTTGATTACATGTTTCAATTCTTCGACGAACAATTTTTTCCATACTTAATTGAAAACGATATTAAAACAGTCTTTCATCTCGGAGATGTGTTTGATCGTCGTAAGTTTATCAACATGAACACACTTCATACGGTTCGCACTCGATTCTTCAAACGCTTTGAGGAGTTGGGTGTGAATCTTCATGTCATCCCCGGCAATCACGACTGCTATTTTAAGAACACCAATCTTGTAAACTCTGTTCGTGAGTTGATCGGCCACTATGACAACATTGACATTCATGAAAAGCCAAAAGTTATGAACTTCGATGGAACATCCTTCATGTTTTTACCTTGGCTTTCTCCTGAGAACAAAGATTCTTTTCTTTCGTATGTTGAAAACAACGACGCAAATGTTTTGCTCGGTCATTTGGAACTCAACGGTCATTATGTTATTCCCGGCGTTCCGTTTCGTGGTGGTCTTGAATCATCTTTGTTTAAGAAGTTTGATAAGGTCTTAAGCGGTCATTTTCATCAACATTCTACTCAAGGAAATGTTAATTACTTAGGGACTCAATATCAATTAACCTTTAACGATTTAGGTTCTTCTAAAGGCTTCTGGGTCTACAATACAGAAGGTAGTCAAGTAGAATTTATTGTCAATCCTAAAAATAAATTTTTTGTTGTAGAATATGATGATGACTTCGATGAGTTTGATTGTTCCAAGTATGCTGGTTGCTATGTTCGTGTGATCGTGAAGGGAAAGAAAGATGTCATCAAGTATGAGCGATTCATGGATTGTCTTTACCGTGAGAATCCTGAAAGTGTAACAATTGTTGATGATGAAACAGTGATTGAAGTTGATGAAGAAAAAGTTGATTTCAAGAAAGATACACTTACACTATTGATGGACGAGATCGACAAGATCGAAACAATTGATAATAAAGATAAACTGAAGTCACTGATTCGTGACATTTATGTGGAGAGTTGGAATAAGTGATAAACCTGAAATCTATATCATTCAAAAACTTTGGCTCATTCGGAAACACACCAACGGTTATTGATCTCACAAAGAGACGAATGAATCTGGTGTCGGGCATCAATGGACAGGGAAAGTCATTTGCTCTTCTCGATACCATCACGTTCGCACTGTATGGCAAGCCGTTTCGGAAGATTAACATTCCGCAGTTGGTAAACTCCGTGAACCGAAAGGACTGCGAAGTCACGATTGAGTTTACTGCAAAGGGTAGAGCATACAAAATCATTCGTGGACTTGCACCAAAACGATTTGAGGTGTATGAGGACGGTGAACTTGTCGATCAAGATTCAACAATCAAAGATTACCAGAAGAGACTCGAAGATCAGATTCTGCATATGAACTACAAGACGTTCACGCAGGTTGTGATTCTTGGTTCTTCATCCTTTGTTCCGTTCATGCAGTTATCTGCCGCTGATCGTCGTGCGGTGATCGAAAATATTCTGGACATTGAAATCTTCTCGATGATGAATGATGTGGTGAAAGCAAAACTCTCCACCACCAAGCAAGAAGTAAAACTGAAAAAGTCTGAGATCGAAGTGATGATTCACAAAGCAGAGAATCAAAAAACATTCATCGCAAATGTTAAGAAGCAACAAGAAGAGTTTGCTGATGAGCGAGAGACAAAGATCACAGAATACAAAGACAAGATTCAAACTCTTCAGGATGACTCACAAAAGTTATCTGAATCCATCGCAGAGAAAACAAACCAACTTCCAAATCACAAAAGCATTATTACTGAACTCGAAAATGCAAAGGGTGAAAAGAAGGAGATGGAAACAAAAGCAAAGCAAATCAATAAGGATATTGCATTCCTAAAGAAAAACACAAGTTGCAGTCGATGTGGTCAGGACATTGATGAGAATCACAGAAAAACAAGTATTGATCAGTTGGATGCCGATCTTCGCAAAATGGCAGATGTTTTCACTCCTGTTCTCGACACGATTGACAAGTGTGGTAAAGACTTAAATGAATACGAACGATTGATGTTCGAGATTCAGCAAGAGCAATCACAAAAAGATAAAAACGAATCTACTTGCAAAATTTATCAGGAGGAACTCGACAAGTTCTACACAAAAACAGACGATGATACAGTTTTGTCTGATGCACGAGACGAACTTGATAAAATTCGAGAGGACGGTGGTAGACTTGCAGAACAACGAGACGCTTTGCTTGAGGACAAGAGTAACTATGAGATTGCATCGGTGTTGCTCAAAGACTCTGGTGTGAAAGCAAAAATTATTCAACACTTTCTGCCGCTCATCAACTCTCTCATCAACAAGTATCTCCAAGCGATGGACTTCTTTGCATCGTTTGAACTTGACGAGAACTTCAACGAAACAATCAAGAGCCGACACCGTGATAAGTTTTCTTACGCATCGTTCAGTGAGGGTGAGAAACTTCGGATCGACTTGGCTATTCTGTTGACTTGGAGAGAGATTTCTAAACTGAAGAACAGTGCAAACTGTAACATCCTAGTTTTGGATGAAGTGTTTGACTCCTCTTTGGATGCAACTGGCATGGATGAGTTCATGAAACTGATTCGCTTCTTTGACAAAGACATAAATATATTCGTGATCTCACACAAAGCAGATCAACTTGTTGACAAGTTTGAACGAGTGATGCAGTTCGAGAAGAAGAAGAACTTCAGTAAGATGAAAGAGGATTATGCCTGATCTATTTGGTATTGATGAAAGCATTCTTGGTGATTGGGAAGATCCATATCCCCAACCAGAAATACACAAGCACGACGGCTTCTATGTCGTTCGTGACGACCTGCTTGTGGCAGGATCTAAGTGTCGCTTCATTGATTACATGATCGGTAACTCTAAAATCAAAGAGTGGGTGTATGGAAGTTCACCCGCAACGGGTTATGCTCAGATGTCACTTGCTCATGTCTGCACTCGATATAAAAAGAAAGCCGTTGTCTTTATGGCAAAGCGTGATCCAAAGAACATGCACGAATACCAAACCAGAGCAATTGAGTATGGTGCAGAGATGCACTGGGTTCCAAACGGTATGTTGTCGGTGACAGAGAAAAGAGCAAGAGATTATGTTGCGGAGGATCCTGAGACAAGATCCCTTCTACCAATCGGCTTTGATCACCCAACCGTTCTTGCCAGTATCAAAAAAGTTGCGAAAACTATGGATGAGCCTGAGGAGGTTTGGACGGTGGGATCGAGTGGAACTCTGACTAGGGGGTTGCAATCTGCATGGAAATCTGCTAAATTTAATGTCGTGATGGTCGGCCACAAAGGTGATTACGGACGAGCAAAAGTTTACAAGTCATCCTATGAGTTTTCAAAGCCGACAAAAGTTTTACCTCCATACCCCTCCGCTCCAACTTATGATGCGAAGGTGTGGGAGTTTGTGAAAGAACACGCATCCTCCGGTGCGTTAATTTGGAATGTAGGAAAATGACAAAAGTTTTTATTAGAACGTGCATTAGAGACGATTATCTCTCCAGACTTTGCTATGAATCATTTAAATTAACAGAAATGAAAGCAGAGTATTATTTTTTAGCAGAGGACGTTCAACAATCTCAATTTGGGGTTAAAGAATATACCTTCTCAAGTAATGATATCTTACCACAGTTAATGCGTCCTTGCACAAATAATTTTGGAGGAGCAGCCGGAGTAGACGGACTTGTTGGAACTTTTCGTGTCGCTAGAGAATTAAAATTACGAAATGATGAATTATTAATTGTATGTGATTCTGATATTGTTGTGTTCACCGATGTTTTAGAGGAAATAAAAAATATTGATTTTGAACATCTTGGAAAGGGAGGACCATATGAAGATGAACATAGAAATAAAGATGTGTATTGCTTTACCCATGTGTCTGGACAATTCAATGTTTACACTGGGGAATATGTCGAGAAGTTTTTGAATTTCATAGAGCGAGACAATCAGGCTAACTTAAATATTCGTGCTTTGGTAGAGGAAATGCACAGTCAAAAATATCATGTGGCAGACGATACTTTTGTTTCGTATGTTGGAGAAAAATATTTAAATGTCAAAAAACATACAATAAATCCAGCAAATATTTGGTTACATGATAAATTCTATAATTATACAGGAAATGAAGAGTGGGAAACCATAGTTGAAACTATTTTAGATGAGGATATTAAAAGTAGATGAAACCATTTTATGAACGAAATAATTATGTGATTAACAGCGACGTGAACGTTTGTTTCGAGGAACTTCTTGAAATGAATGAGGATCAGTTTCGTGAGTGGGTTGTCGAGATGCGAAAGACAATCTGTGATGCGTGGGATGCTTACGGTTGTCCCCCACGAACTGGCAAGAACGAAGAGGAGATTATTGAAGCATGGAATAAACTTGAAAGTTATCCTGTTCGTGATTTCGAGCGTGACGATGAACTCTCTGATATTCCACGAGATGTAATCGTAAACAAATCACGAATGGGTGTGGAAGCGGATCAATTCTTCGACAACTTATTCAAGACACGAATCAACTACACGGAGAAGGATAACGGCTACTCCATCTATGACTTGGTGTCAGATCCAGATCGTGAGGAACAATTCTTCAAGGGATGTAAGCGGCACTTTCGTCGTGATTCGTTTTATAGTTTTGCGTTGTCGGCAATCAAGAACGACAAGAAGTATGCTGTGATTGAAGTGTCATCTGGTGTGGAGTGGTTGGAAACTTTCTTCTCGACTCCTGACTTATTCACTGGTAAAGACTTCATTCTAGAACAAGTCAAGATTCGTGACGGGCTGAACTCTGGTTATTTCCAACTGGAGCAATCAAAGATCCTGCAAGTTACACGAGAAGATGTCCAGCGATTCAAAGACTCTGGACAACTTCAGTATCGTCATCACTCAACATTCGATATCGAAAATATGCCGGACGATAAGGTATATTCAATCCGCATATATGATAAGGGAAAGAAGGTCTTTCCTACTAATTTCAAAGCGTTCCGGATTGGTTACATTCAACCTGCCGTGAACTTCCCACCAATGACAGCGAAATATCTCTATGAAAGATTTACTGAAGATATCAAAGAT